TTTTCTGCGGCAGTCTCAATTTCTCTAACAGTAGACGACAACATAGTATCGTCCTGCTCCTGTAGATAAGAAATTGCTGTAGCCGCACTAACACCAGGAGGAACAGTTCCTCTAGAAACATCGTGCTGACCGGAAATATCGTCCATATCTTCTTTAATCCGCTGAGTCTCATCAATCACATACTGAGGAAGAGGCTGCAACGGTAAAGGAGAGGGCGGAGGTAAGCCGATACGATAAAAGATTACCTGTCCAGGTTCCGTAGTAATCTTAGAAGCATCAATAGAACCCTTAGCAGCAAGCAACTGAGGCTTAGCCATACGGTTCTTTGCTTCCTGAATCTGGCCCCTGGTGCGATTAAACTCTCGCTGTGGAGAGATTAAGTCGTTAATAACGCTATCCCTGTAGAACCCACCAGTATCAATGTGCCCAATGTGAGCGTAAGGATACTTGTTGTGGGAGTAAGGGTGGCCCTTAATATATTGCACTAACTGGTCATTAACTAGGGTTACCATACCGCCTTCGGGAAAGAGTTTAAACTGTCCCGGTTTAATCCACATTTCTACAACTTCGACAGATTCTAACGGCGGGTCCTCTGCTCCAATTAACTTTAAGAAGCCTGAATCCATAATAGCATCAGAGCGACCAGAAGCCTGGATAGGCTCAGTAACCTTATCTCCCCAGTTTAACTGTGCCCACTCTAGATCACGCATCTGTGCTTCGATAACGTAAGGCTGCTTCTCAATATCTTCGACAGTAAGGCTAGGAACAAAGATGCTAAAAGGATTGATAGCGTAGTAGGCTAAATCACCTAAAACTGTAGGGTTATCAGGGTCAATAGCCGTGGGGTCCCAGTAAGCCTTGATAAACGAATTGCCTGTAATACTAGTCCAAAAAGCAGCCGACCGAATAATCTTATGTAACTTGTGCTTGTCGTACAGACTCTCCCAAATATTCTGACCAGCCTGTGCCGCAAACAAATCCTGATCTTCTGAGGAAGCAGGAACAACATAAGCCGTAGGTTCCGTACTTAGAAGTTTAGCCAACTCCCTACGAATGATAGGCTTAATCTTGTTAATAACAGGTCGTGCCCGCCAATAAGGAGCCTGGGGAGTATTTAACCTAAAGCCAGCGGTACGGCTATAGGATAAAGACACATTCTGCTTGCCGAAGTAAAAGGCTAAATTAACGTACCACTGAGCCTCCTGCTTGTGCCGAGTATCCTTACACTTCTGGTACTGCTTACGCACAAAACTAACAATCTCAGCACGCTCAGACGGCTTTAACTGAGTTAACACATCAGGAGCCAATTCTGGACGTGCTACAGGCTCAGAAAGTGAGGCCGAGGCTTCTAAGGTCGGAATCGTCATCCTTATCTCCCGTTAGTTTCTCATATTGTAGGGCCTCAGATACATCATCTTTAGCAAGGTAAACTTCTTCATCGTATTCCTGGGGGCTAATCGTCTGCTGTAACGTCGAGAACACTAATGGGTCGCCGGACACTACTAAGTTTGTCAGCGTCTGATTCTGCCGAATCACCAGCGTTATCAAAAAGACTAGACTGCCCGTTAGCAACAGGGATAGGACGCTCAGCACGCCTAAGAGCGTCCAAGTAACTGTCTCTGTCATTTGTAACCTCCTGTAGTTCTTTCGTTAACTCTGAAACACGCTTAGTCAACTTCGCAACCTTGTCACCTTCGAGATTATCAATCATATCACGGAGACAAAGTTCGCATAGATAGACCACGCCGTAGTAGTCTAAATTAAGGCCGAAGTCATAATACCTACGCTTATTTCCTCCATAGCCACAAGAGGCATTAGAGCAAACAGCCGGCATAGCCAAAGGCTGAGTTACAAATCCCATTACCAGATACCTCCAACGTATTCATCAATTGCGCTTACTTCTTGATTAGGGTACTGCGGGGCCGATAGTTGCCAGTCCCTATCGGTGGCATACGGTACTGCCTCTGGCATAGCCAAGGTATCACGGTTTTGGGCAGAGGCCGGGCTTTGCGGGTCATAGGAAAGATCGGGAACCATAGAAAAGAAATACCTGGCAGAGTCACAAGCGTGGTCATTTTTCTTTTCGATTACTTCATGCTTGTTATATTTTTCTGCGGTTCGTTTATTCTGCCATGTTTTCCAGCGAAGCCGTTGCATTTCTGAAATTAAATTAGGACAGTCCTCAGTAATTTGCCATTGTTTCTGTGCTAAATATCCTTGGATTTTAGCAACTCCGGCTTGTACCTCATTGCCGCCAGGTACAATATAAATACCGTGCTTAGCGTATTCCTCAAAAATAGAGGTTCCAGTAGCGCCATTACGCTGAGCCATAGCAGGGTCACCTACAGTAACGTCAACTGGCCTACCAAAAGCAACTGTCATAGCATTAATGTAAGCAGCGTGCTGGGCTACTGTCATTTCAGACTGATAGTGTTCATGGAAAGTCATAACATACCCTGTAGGTGATACTGCGTGCCACAAACATGCAGTAGGATTGTTATATCCATGATCTATAGAGAGATACCACTCCCAGTCTAACGGGGGCTTACTTGGCTTGATAACATGAATTTCTTGCTGAAATTTCTTGTAGACCAAACCACCAATCTGAACGAACGTACCGTGAATACGTGCGTCTTGTTCATCTTGATCTAGTAAGCCTAAGAACCTATTAATTTCGCCAGGAGACAGATAAGGGTTCTCTGTCATATCAACTTCGATAACCCCAATGTTAGGGTCTTTCTTCTTCTTGGCTCTTTCATAAATATCATCATAAACCCAGGTCATACCTTCGACCGGAGTCATAGTAAGCCAAACCCTACCACCAGTATCAACAACACGAGCCTGGTTCTCAATATAGATTGACTTAGGCGGCTCTTCATCAAAGTGAACAAAGTGTCGTGATGTTCCTGCAAACTTTTCTAACTTTTGCTCATAGCCCATAAACTCAATAGTAGAACCATTTGCTAGTGTTAAAACTCTATCGCCTTTAGAGTACGAATCTTCCCAAGAACCATTAGTTAACTCAGACAAAGGTAACCACTGAGCAAACAAAGGTAAGATAATCTGCTCAATACCCTGAATATAGTCAACTGCAATAACACGTCCCCGAACAGGGGGCGGGGGAGTCTCAATATAAGGATGCTTTCCTGTAGCCCACCAAATATCTTCGACTACCCCACCCACTGACTTCCCTGATCGGTTACCTCCAATATACAAACGAGTTTGCCTATCCATACCGTGAAAGGCTAACTGCTTCTTGTGTGGTTCATAGTTAATAATACTTGGGGCCGAAGCAGCGCGAAGCAGCAACGTACCCAACTGATCGTTAAGATCAATTCTCGGTGCTTGCTTCTTTGCCATAAGGATGATGCCCTCTCATTTGCTTTTGTAGATCATCTACTTTTTCTTCAACTCTTAATAAGCGTTGTCGATCAGTAGCCTGAGAAGATTTTAACTCAATTAAACTTCCTTTAACGGTACTGCCATCATTAGTATGAGTAACCTCGTACTTAATGTCATTAATCTTCTCAGCAAGTCCGTCTTGGTTTTTCTGAAAAATAGTAGCCATACCTTGTAACTGACTAGTTAACCCGTCTACTGCTCTTGCTACTGTGTTGTCTCCTGACTCAATTGCTCTAGCCAAAGTTAATTGAACTTCTTTGTCTTTACTATTAACATACTCTAAAGCACCATTGACTAGCCAACGTACAATAAAGAACGTAAGTGCTAATACAGCAGGCACTACGATACCTATAATCGTAAGTGCAGTCGCGCTATCCATTAGATGGAGCATTGCTAATACCGAACACACCACCAAAAGCGATAAGAGCGGCAAGAATTGCTCCACCCCAAATACCCTGGGGGGCATTACCTACAGTATTTAAAACATCTAACTGTAGGTAAGTTACTACTGGTGCTACAAAAGAAATCACCGCAGCAACTATAGCCTTTAAATACTGACTAGGGTGCTTAAGAGTTTCCATACCATCCTCACTTAATAAGGATAACCTGACCAACTTCGATCTGGTTAGCGTTTGCAATCTTGTTTACTGCCTTAAGTCGCTGCCAAGTAGTGCCTGAGAACTTAGCAATCTTACTCAGGCTATCACCCTTCTGGACCTTATACTTACCAGGAGCAGTACCCTTCCAGCCAACCCAAAGAACCTGTCCAACCTTAATCTTGTTAGGATCAGACAATCCATTAAGATAAGCAAGATACTGATACGTAGTACCATACTTTTCTGCAATACTACTAAGCGTCTGCCCCTTAGTAACCTTGTGCTTAATGTTAGCGTAAGGGTCTACAGGGGTAGGCTTAGGAGTAGGCTTAGGTGCCGGAGGTTTAGGGGCAGGAGCAGGCTTCATAAGAGCGTCAGCCCTATCCTTAATCTGCTTAAGAACCGCATACACATACCCGGGGCACGCCGTACTCATCCAGTCCTTGTGTCCAGTAACCTCATCACTAGCACCATTCTTGCGGCACCAAACAACTGCGTGAGCAAGGACCTCAATGTCTGCACTATTTAAAGGCCCATCATCCAACCCACGAAGAGATAGCACGGCAAAAGTGCTAGGGTTAACCCAACCAGTAGCACCAGGACGATTCTTAGGGTTATCAGGAGTAGACCTACCGAAACAAACATAACCCTCACCCCCGTATACACCGGCAGTTAGGCTATAAGCAATATCGTTGTAGTTAACTGACGGGTGATCTAAGTGCCAATTCTGCACAGTACGGGTCATAGTCTTAGGATTAACCTTAGCAAAAGACCCGTTACCAATGTGGTGAATAACTACACCACGACTTCCGCTAGTAACACCAGCAGAACCTCGCGCTGCGCGAGCATTCCACTCTGACCTACTTACAAAATTAACCTTCATACCTCATCCATTCGCTAAAAATGTTTGTACCCTAGACCTGATATCAGCATCTGAAATTACAGAAACATCAGCTCCTTTATCCGGGATAGCAGGGTTGGCTTCAGCCCAGGCAGTTACCCAGGCTAAGGTAGGTATTTTCCACTTACTTCTTCGGACTCTTTGCTCAGGGTTTTCTACTCCCTCAAAAGCAAGAGCAGCAGTAACTCTTTTAAGAAATGACTCAGAGTTTGCCATTTCGTAATACGCTAATAATTGGCTCATTCAGTCACCAATCCTGATAGATTAATTACGCCATAAGAAATATGTACGCTATTTCCTGATCTATGTACCCATGAAGATATTTCTTGAGTACCAGTTATTACAGCACCAGACGATCCTCGCATATGAGCAGTACCAGTACCGCTAGAAGATACAAACCACTCTAAAGCCTGTTGATTTACAGGCACTATTGCGGCACCTACAGGTCTAGATACTGTTGTATAAGTATTGTTTCCTTCTGGATAATTATTATTAAATTCACGTTTAACCACCATGTCATTACATTTAACTACATGAATCCAAGCATCTCCATCGTTTCTAGCAGTACCATCTACTGAATTTATGTAACATTTGACTTGAGTAGTTGCAACTTCTGGAATTGCTAGTGCTCTAATATCAGCAATACCTGTCTCATTAGTGTCTCCTTCTAGACTTGCTACTATAAAAGCTGTTTCCCAGTCTACTACATCAAAAGTACTACCAGAAACTCCGTCGCATGCAGTATTTAAAGTAACTACTTCATCTGCGGTATCGTGATTACTTGATACTGCGTGGCCTACAGACCAAGCAGATCCAGTAAATTCTACTACAGTAACATACACTGTGGCTGCTAATGCTGTATTATTTCTACTAACTACTAAATTATCACTAGCATCCATATGAACTGCGAAAGTAGCACCTTCCCAGTCACTAACTGAAGTACTAGCATTTTTTACCCCATTTAAAATAGGTACACACTTATCTACATCTACAATACTAGATACTGGTATTGATATACTACTATCTGAAGTAGTAAAGGATACTGCAAAACTACCTCGATTAATAAATTCATAATTACCTGCTGCTGCTCCAATATAACGCCATACTTGACCCATAGCTTTTTGTGTATTAGGTCCTGTATAAAAAGTTAATGTGTCTGTAGCAGTTAGGGCTACTCCACAAGCATTATTTGCAGGCAAATTAGCAGTAGTACCTATTCTGCCTGAACCAGAAGAATGAGAACCTCCGCTTAACATTTGTACAAAAGCAGAAGATAGACTTCCTACATCATCTGTTAAAGTATGAGTAGTTAAATCAGATATATCCACATCAAAATACTCAGTTAAAATATCAGGAGTAGGCGGAGGTACAGCAGACCAAACAAGTGTTGCTCCTGCGTATATTTTAGTAGCAGGCACCATACCTCCATAAAAAGCTGTTCCACCTACAGGCATTAGTCTGTCACCACATAAAGAGTATCAGAATCGTAGGTACCTAAAGCGTCATATTCTGCTTGTGTTCCTATCCACTTACCCCAAGTTACAGGTTCTTTAAACTTTTTGGGTGGTGCAATGTGGACAAGTAAATCCCCAGCAACAAGCTGGGCTACAAGAGTCTCATCGTATTGTCTATCTGTATAATCAGCAGGTAGCACCTGAGTTCTATCTACAAAAGATACTGAAAGTTTAACGTAATTATAGGCTGTTGAGGTAAAATCTATATTGGTAACTTTAAATTTCCAAATAACTGACCCTGCAGCACCTAAGTATATCGGGTTTAAACTTTCAGAAATAAAGATGTATCCATCTACAAGAAAAGTTCTCATAGAACTCGTAGTAAAATATTGTGAAGTAAAACCTTGTAAGTCAGTTTTACTTAGGTATAATTTAGTAGCAGTTTCCATAGTATCAGCGTTAATTGCTGTATACCCATCACTAACTTTTACTGTAGGATCAGTAGTTACATTTTTATAAATATTTGTAGGTACAGTATTTCCAACTACTGGTGGAGTAGCTAAAGTAATTCCGTAAACTAAATAATCTTTAAAATTAGCTACATCATCTTCTAGTCTATCAACTCTAAGAGCAGGAGCAACGCTTAGCCATACAGGTCTATTTTTAAGAGAAGATACTCCTAAAGCCCACATAGATTCAGTTGCTGCATTTAAGTTTCCAGGCAAAGGATACCCAGCCAACGTAGGGTATCCTGCAATTTGTACCATCTTTGAAGCAGTATCTTCATCGTATCTAAAAATTTCTTCTGTAGAATTAGGTACAATATCAGGAATACTAATAGGATTATCTAAATCTAAATGTATTCTATACCACCAGCCATCGTAAATAGCTCTAAAATATGTATCTCTAGGCAATGCTTTAATAGTAGACATTTGTATAGGAGCATCTTTATAAAAGATGCCATAGCCCATATCTCCATCAGGTAATGGAGTTACCCAAGTTAAATAACCCTCTAAAGCTAAATAGTTAGAGTCTGGATGAGAACTCAGATCAACAGAAGCAGGAATTCTAAAATAGAATCCTTGTCTATCGTCAGTTAAACTAAAGGAATTATTGTAGGAACCTTCAGGATCATCAGTATCTACATAAGATAAACCAGAAGCAAGATTTTCTGGCGTAGTAATATCTACAACAGCACCATTTACAGTACCTGTACCTGAACTAGTCCAATTATCCCAATCTAAAGTAGGCAGATAAGCATAGCCATCTTCTACTGCTACACCTGTTCCTCCACCTACAGAAGAAACAATTGGATTAGCAGGATCAGTAGAGTCTACAGTAACATTAGTTCCTGCTACAATAGCCTGAACAACTCCTGGGTCGCCTTGAGGTCCTGTAGCACCGGCGGGACCTACTTCTCCCTGAATACCTTGAGGACCGGGGTCTCCCTGAATACCCTGAATACCCTGAGGTCCAGTATCTCCTGTATCTCCTTTAAGCCCCTGAATACCTTGCGGCCCTTCGGGTCCTTCTGGCCCAACTAAAGAAGCCAGCCACTCTACTTCTGTTCCTACAAAACCTTCTGCCACAGCAACTTGATAAGCAGAATCACCATCTGCGCCATCTGCGCCAGCAGGTCCAGTTAATCCAATAGGTCCTTGTGGACCAGTATCGCCAGTATCACCTTGAGGGCCAATAGGACCCGCAGGACCTATTTCACCCTGAGGACCAGTATCGCCCGGAACTCCTTGCGGTCCTTGTGGGCCTACTAAAGAGTCTAACCAGTCTTGTTCTGTTCCTACAAAACCATTATCTAAAGCAACTTGATACCCAGAATCTCCATCTAGTCCTGGTTCTCCCTGAATACCTTGTGGCCCTTGGGGGCCAATTTCCCCCTGCGGGCCAGGAACAGTAGAATCAGCACCAGCAGGTCCCTGAATACCTTGTAAACCTTGAGGACCTTGTGGACCAATATCTCCTTGAGGACCTTGGTCACCAATTAGAGAAGTTAACCATTCTGCTTCTGTACCTACAAAGCCTTCATTAACGGCTACTTCGTAAGCAGAAATACCGTCAGTACCATCTAATCCAGGCTCACCCTGAGGACCTTGTAATCCGATAGGACCCTGAGGACCTGTAAGACCAGTATCTCCGGTGTCTCCTTTATCTCCTTTATCGCCTTTAGGTCCTACATTAGTAGCAACTTTAACAGTATCTACTACCTGTGTTTCGACATTAATTCGATCTACAGGAGAAGTCAGATTAACTTTAACCGAAACATCTTTTACCTCGGTCATGCGCTCACCTGCGGCTTTACAGTAATAGTACCTACAACAAAAGTCTTTTTAAGAGCCTGTGCAGCGATTTCCCACTCAATATCGTAGACATAAGAAGCACCTACAGAAAGAGCGGCAGAATCAGTTGGAAGTACCTTAACCTGGAAAGTTTGGTCTGTAACAATAGTAGTTACTGTAAGATCAAAAACATCAGTACCGTCAGGCTGATAGTCAGTTCTAACTTCTCCCCGCACCACAATACCAGTAATGGGCGCGCCGAAGTCAATTTCCATCAAATAGTGGTCACCCTGGCGAAGTGAGAAATTATGAGTAATCTCATCATTTGCTCCACACTCTACTTCCCAAGCCATTAGGTCTCCAATTCCCTAAGAGGTTTAGCAGAAGGCGCAACCTCTGTAAACTCTGCTGCAATTGCTCTAATAATCTCTGGGTCTTTAATGTGGCGCTGAATTACCTCAACAAGCCTAACCATAATAGCCCCTACGTTTACCTCGCTTTGCGCTCGGGGATCATATCGCCCCGTCATAGCGTTAACGTACTCGATTGCTCTCATGTTTCCGCGAGTAACCTGGCCTAACAACGCCGCGTCTGTTTCCGGCGCGTGCGCGCCTAAAAGACCTTCCGATCTTTCGTTCATATAGTTAGCGAAGTGAGGGTTTTTCTTCCAGTTATGGTACTGGGTAGTAGTTACGCCAATACCGCGAAGTTTAGTTGCTAAAGGCCGCTTATCTGAGTAGTCTAAAACTAGGTTAACTGCGGCAACCTGCTCAGCAGTAAGAGGGTACTTAGCAAAAAGCCCTCGACCGTTTACAAAATCTTCTAAACCAGGCGGGGGTGCAGGATTAGGGGGAATAGCGAGAATCTGCTCAGGAGAAGCTGAGTGATAGTCTATCTCGTACTTAGTTAATTGTTCTCTTTGATAATCTGTAAGATCATTCCAGGCAGGCTTAACTAAGGTTCCCGTCGCCGTACTCGTCCGGGCTTCCTGCTCCATGTTTCCAGGGTAGCAGGTCGCTGGGAAGATCGTCCCTACAGGGCCGGGGTTCGTTTTGCTCCGAAAATTTTTAAAAATAGGTTCCCTTGGGAATAATTTATTTTTCCTGGGTTAGAGAAACAGTTTGTGAATTTTTCGGAGATTAAGGTTCCATTAGGATAAAAAAGCGGGCGGAAAAAGCCGGACAAGATCAGTTAGTCTCCCCTCCCGCATATTCCCGCGACAAAGCGACTCCCGTATGGCAGTATTAGAAGTGAAGGGGGACGGTCCCCCTAGATAGGTAGGTAGGCATCATGCCTAAGGCCCCAGTCAATCCTCTGGTTGCTGCTCTCTGGGCGAGTGTGGCAGATTTCGCAGAGCGTATGGCCGCAGCGCGAGCCGTCATCCAAGCGCACGAGTCAGACGACGCAGCCAAAATGCTCGCTGCGATGCGTCCGACGCACAATCTTTGGCCCCAGGTCGAAGAACTACAGGCGACACTCACTGCTCTGCTGTACCAGATCGATCAGGAGAATGAGCCGAACGTCAGCAAGCCGTCAGACGAACAGGTCGCGGCAGCGCGTGAGGAAGCGTCCACCATTCACTCGCAGGTCGGGCCAACTCTCAAGTTGCTCGAAGCGAACGACCCCGCATTCTCCAAGGACAACGTGCCAGAGGTTCTTACCAAGAGGATGCCGTCCGCCGCAGGTGGACAGACCGGAGTCAAGCGACCGCGAGTCTCGCTGATCGTTGTCTCTGACTTGCTGGACAAGGAAGGCAAGAAGTACGTCAGGTCCCTGTCCAGCGACGCAAGCAAGCCGAACGAGAAAGCGACGTTCACTGTTCTTGCCGACATTCTCAGTAAGAACAGTGAGACCGAGGTTACAACGGGGACGTGCCAGGAGCACTACTTCTCGGTGGTGGCCGACAGTCTCGCGGCTGAGAACAAGGACGCGGCGGACAAGGCACGGACGGGCGACCTGTCCGGCGTGCCGGAGGGTCACACGGTCGAGTACGCCCAGACCGTCGGTGAGAAGCACTACACCGTCAAGATCACCAAGTAGCATCGAAGAAAGAATAGGGTCGGCCCTTACGGGGGTCGGCCCTATTCTTTTGTCCCCGCCCGGAAAAGGACCTTCGGCGGAATTTGCCGATGGAAAAAACGCCGGCGGAAATCTCCTTAATCTGTATGTCTATAAGTCTGTCTCTCTTACTGTCTCAGCGCGCCATATAACTCCCGAGCGGCACATATTCTCACCTACAGGGCAGCGCCGGCTTAATAATGCGCTCACCAGAGCGTAATGAAGGAGATAAGCCGCAATACTATTCCAGAGGGGCAGAATGAGGATAGTAATCAGTCGGCGCTTTATATAAGTGGTCGGCGGTCCTAGCGCAGCATAGGAACCGACGAGACATATAAAGGGGTCTAACCCGTCACTATCACCAGGCAAAACCACAATAGAAACATCACTATCACCTGGGATTCCTCAAAGAACTCAAACAACCTAATGACTATCACCTGGGCAAACGCAGCAATTCGAGGGGGTTTCGACAATAAACTCAAAGAA